CGACAAAGTTCGACTCGTTTTTGGCGCTCCATTTTCTCTCCTATGTGCAGAACTCATGTTCATATGGCCCTTATTTGTTTTTCTTCTCTCAATGAAAGGCTCTCTCGCCTTCATGCTTTGGTCCTTCGAAACCCTCCTTGGTGGATGGTATCGCTTACGGAACTTCTTCAGCCGCTACGCCCCTCAGCACGATCTCGTCGCAACACTCGACTGGTCTGGCTTTGACCGATACGCCCGGCATACTGTTCTAAGTGATATACACACCCACATTTTAAGGCCGATTTTCGACTTTTCTCGTGGCTATCACCCGACTAAAGATTACCCCGACACATCTCTTGACAAAGACGGGAATCCAAACGCTACACGCATTGAAAACCTCTGGAACTGGATGACTGATGCAATACTCACAACTCCTCTCCTTTTGCCCTCTGGACGCTACATTCGCTTTCAACACTCAGGTATCTTTTCTGGTTACTTCCAGACTCAGATCCTTGACTCACTCTATAACTTAGTGATGATCTTCACGATCTTATCCCGTATGGGATTCGACCTCGACAAAGTCATTATTAAAGTTCAAGGCGATGACTCCATCTTTATGCTATTATGCTGCTTCATCCTTGTTGCCTCATCATTTCTCACGCTCTTTAAGTTTTACGCTAACTACTACTTTGGTGCTATACTCTCCGATAAAAAATCTGAGATCCGCAGAACACTCGATGACGCCGAAGTCCTCAAATACAGGAACAAGAACGGTATCCCCTACCGCGATGAAATATCCCTGCTCGCTCAACTCCGACACCCGGAACGTCACACTACTCCCGACGCTACCGCCTCAAGGTGCATTGGAATTGCTTACGCCGCATGTGGACAGCTACCTCGCACGTACCTTATTTGTGAAGACATTTTTAAATATCTTCAAAAGAAGTACGACGCCCACCCCAAGCAGTCTGAACTCAACAGAATGTTTCCTCACCTGGAAGCCGTTGATTACAAACTGAACGCAAGCAAATTTCCAACATTTGTTGACACTTGGATACGACTCCTGGACGACGACCGCAACCTGGTTGATCCTCACTGGCCTCGCGAT